CCGATGTAAAACAACGGTTAAAGATACCCACAATAACGTGGGTATTTTTTTGAGTGTTATGAATAAAAAGCCGGATCGCTTGACTTATCCGGCTCTGGAAACTACATTAATATAAAGACCCATCTTTATTACCGACGGCGTTAATGGACACAACTCCTTTTTTTGCCGTCTGTGTTAATGTATCGATATTTATACAGGGTTGCCTGTTGTCAGTTAAAATGCCGGCTTTGCGGCTTATCAGTGATAAAAAGTTTGTATAATGGCGCTATATATACAAACAAACTGACAAACAGGACTTACAAGTTTATTCTGTTTCTGCGTCGTTCCAGGGCAATACCTGATTACTATCTGTATTTATAGGATTTTCCGATTGCTGAAGGATATTCTTGCCTAACCATATAAGCATAGTCCTGTCACCGTTCAGGGCCAACTTTAATTGTGCGGCTCTGAGTCTCTGTTTCGTTTCCAGTCTGCCCTTTGTGATTATATCGCGAAAGTTGTCAGTAAAGGTGCTGAGTGGCACACTAAAAAACTCTGCCATCTCTTTAGATGTGCAATGTAATTTACTTAGTTCTAACACCTGTTCTTCTGGTATAACTGTTTTAGCTCTGCCAATCACACGACCTCTGACTGTTTTCTCGCCGTATTTTATATTGGTAACTTTATAAGGTGTTTTTTGTGCTTTATCTTCAGTTGACATTTGCATCTCCTGTATTCAGTATATAATCCCTACTGTTTGGGTATAGTTATTTATCCTTTTTGGTAAATCCAGAGGTCTTCATAGTTACCCGCTCTTTGTTTATGTGCTTGTCTGCTACTAGACAGCCCACTCCATCTGACTTTCATATGCTTATTGTATTCTAAATGCTTATCTGCTACCTGTTTCATGTCCTGACTTATAGTGGTATCCTGTTTGTTGTGATTTCTGTAATTGCTTATTATAAAGCCTAATTTTGCCCCTGGTTTCATGACACTCACACATAATTTAATTGTTTGTTCCCAATATCCTGATAGCCAGTCTGCATAATCTGGAAATGAGTCTGTGCTTTGTTCTGCTCCTGGATATAGTTCTAAATCGAAATAAGGCGGACAAAACAATACTGCATCCACACTATTCTGGTATTTTTGTATAAAATTATGCCTGGCATCTAATTGCTCACTAGGACAACAGTAGAAGTCAGTGGTTTTATCTTCTGCAAAGAATTGCTGGAAAGAGTCTTGTTCTTTCCATTCTGCATACTTATTATGTAATTGTTCTGCATTATCTACTACTCCTGGTATAACATCTGTAGATACCATATGCGTAAATTCGCTGTTATAGAAGCCTAACTGATATGCATTCCAGCCCATACAAGGACTAAACAAAACATCACCACTAAACTGTGTATCTAGTATACTCTTGAATGTGTATGGATTAAATATACTTGCTTTATTGGCACCTATCCAGAAGTCTAACCAAAATTGCCCATAATCTGCTTCTGTGTTTATTATATGATCAAAGAAAGCAGGTCCTACCAGACTGTTTCTGAGGTGAAACTTTTCATACATAACCTTTATAAGTCCAAACACATACTGACTATCATTACTATATAACTTTTTAGTATTGTAGAAGTCATCAAAATTTATATTTTTACATACTCTACCATACTTACTGTTAGTCATACCCATGAATGTATCACCTGTTAAACAATTACCTGCAGGTAGATCAAAATAATATTCTAAAGGTTGTGGTAATTGGGCAGCCTTACTATAAAATGTTTTAAGGCTTGCTTCTGCATCAGTAACTAATATCTGATACATTTTTTCACAATATTGCTCCAATAATTCTGCTCTGTTGTCTGTGCGAGATACTCTGGCAATGAAATCATCTATATTGTTTCGGATACTAAATGTTCCTGAAGTATCTGATATATCCAGTATGCTTATCTGTTTGCGAAATGTTTTGTAATCTACCGATTGTAACTGTATGCTGTTTAATAAATCTGCAAATGTATGTAGCACTATGGGTTTATTCCTTTTTGTCGATTCTGCTACCTTTGGGACCTGCTGTAAAACGATTCATCAGTTTCCAACCATTTACTGTTTTCTGATATTTCTTTACTCGTCTGGGGACTGAATATAAGGTATCCTGGTGTATAATATAACCCAGTTGTTCTTGTGGGTGCATAACCAGTATTTTCATTAAAATATTGTATTGCTTTACTGACACTGAATCCTGTTGCAATATTGTATATACCCAGTTAAACATATGATCGGCTGTTCTACCAGTATGTAATAAATTTTTTCTTTGTTCAGATGTTACTTCCATATACATATTTACAATATGTCTGGCAATTGCTACGCAATTACCGATTTACTTCGGCAAACAAGTTTGCCTTCGTAAAAGTATTTTCTGCGGAATCCGAACACTATGATGATATAATATAAATGACTTGATGTAGATTGTTTCAGTCAGACGGAACCAATTCTGGTTCCATCCTCTTGATGTGAGTAGTCACAGTCTAGATGAGTAGGTATTTTTACACTATTGACACAGGATCTTGCTACTATCTCCAACCTACAGCGGTATGCTTACGCATTAAGAACTTCGTTACCTTGTATGTTCTCTGTTCGTGTCAGTGCGGTTTGTGTATAACTTTACACTATACTAATACTTAACTTCTGGGCTTCTGCTTTCGCTACCTTAAACAACTATCATCGGGTGTTGTGGAAGTGTCTTAGTATTTACGGGTGCTGTCGCTGTTCGCTAGGCATTTAACCGGTCTGTTATGTAGCAATAATATAAAGGCTGACAAACCTATGCGTTATATACTATTACTGTAGGGTTCTGAGTTTGTGCCATGATGTAGTGCCATAATAAGTTGAGCAGACACATAATTGAAACATTAAATTAGTTTGGAGACCACTTAAATGATAGTTGCCTGCTCAATAGTATTTATACAAAAACTGTGTTTTCAGATACAATAAATTGGTAAGGGGTGTTAGGCAGACTGCCTAAACATGTTATTTGGCACCATGTTTAGTAATCCGTGCATTTTACTGCATAGTCTGGCAACTTATTTGAATTTGAATCTAGGAGATTCTGTAACAGCCGCCTAACAGTAATATTTATCAGATTTACTATTTTTGTAATTGTTTTCTGACCCAGGCTAATGCTCTGCTACCGCCCCATAAGCCTGTGGCTAAAATTTGCTTACTGGTTTCTATATCTTTACCTGCCGCTCGGGCATCTTTGTATGCTTGTTGTGTTCTGCTCAGATAACTGTGGATACGTCTTATGGTTCTCATGCTGAGATCAGCACCTCTGGCAAGGTCTCTGGCACGAGCTAAACCAACACTTGTGCCTGCACGCCTACTGGGTGGTAAAGTTTTTCTTACATCTAATGCTCTCTGAGCGGCTGTCTGTATATATTTTGGTGGTATTGGCATATTACATCACTATACTTGCTATAGTGGCTCCCAATGTGCTTATTGTAAGTAACACAAGACCCCAAATTCGATTGTCTAGGCGATCTAATCTGCTTTCAAAATATTTTCTGTTGTCTTTGACGTCTAACCATAAATCATCTATATCTTTATGGATGTGTGCCAAGTGATTGTTTTTGATCTGCTCAATCTCACTATGGAGTTCTTGTGTTGTTATTCGTTTCGCCATTATAATGATCCAAAAGCATTATTATTTACATATATATCGTGTAATTGAGTATCATATTCTGCTACTGTAATTTCATTACTGTATAATTTTTGTTTTAATTCTGCAATTTGCTCTTCCATAATACTTTTATCCCTCTAATTCTGCATATCTGGTGATAAATTCAGATTCAGTTATCTGTTGAGTATGCAATAGTCTAAATAATTCCTGTATTTGTTCTTCCATTTTACATTCCTAATAGTTCTTTACATTTATTCCAAAATGCTTTTAATTTTTCTTTAATCTTCGTCCACATATCCTATTTTCTCCCTTAATTCTGCTAATTGTGTAGCATCTTGTTGTATCAATACTGGTATGTGTGGGCTATCTCCACCTTCATCTGGGTGTGACCACAGCCATTCTGTGTCATATTGTTCATTTAAGCCTGCACACATAGTTTTTAACCATTCTACACTGGCTGTGGGCCACTTATATACTGCGGCCTCATATTCTGTGTATGGGAACAACTTTGCGTATGTGTCTAAACACACTGGTGTTGTTTCAACATAAAGTATTTTACTCATTTTGTGAGCTTGTCCACTCCAAGGGCAGGATCGTTTAATACTATCATAGTATTCTGCCCATTTATCTT